GTTAGACGCAAGCGGGTCATCCATGATCGTTTGCAGGTACTGCTTGCTGCGTGCCATTTCCCGCACGTCATCAAAGGTCAACGCCTCAGGGTTCATCTCAAACGCATCGAGCTGGGTCTTTGCGCTGTTGACCAGCGTGTCGATCATGTTGCTGATCGTTTTAGGGCTGTGGTTTGCTAACATGCCGCGCAGCTCTTCACCGCTCTGCACGCGCGTAAAGAACTCACTGACCGCTGCATCCGTTAGCTGCGCGCCGCGTTGCGACACAGCTCGCTGCTTAACCGCTGCGGCAAATGCTTTGCCAACAGGTGTTTCGTCTAGGCGACCAGCGTACTGTGCCGCAAGGACACTGCGCATGCTCTCGTCACCGCCCGACATGATGTTGAGGATGGCCTCATTCATGTTGCCGTTAGCTTCGCGCATAGCCTCCGTGACCATGCCGAACTCACCCGCCGCAGTTTCAGCTTCGATCATACCGGCTGCTGGCGTGCCTTGGCTAAACACAAAGTCTTCGACAGCGTTCTGCTGGTCCTCAACAATGTCCTGTTCCAGCTCTGTAAAGATGTCGCCTTTAGCTTTTGAGTACGCACGCAGCATTGCGCGGTACTCGGGTGATCCCTGTACGAATGCCTCTGCGTTGCCGCTAATGTTAGGGTCGTCATCCTGCCGTGCGATTGCGACAGCCCGCTGCACGCGGTCGCGAAACTCACTGTCTAGCTGCTCAAGTGCAGTCTGCGCTTCGGCTGCGCGTGCGTTGGGTCCCTCGTAGGCCATCGCAAACACGTCAGGTGTCGCACCACCAGCGCCGATAGACAGCACGTCCGAGGCGTTACCGTTGTTGATCGGCACGCCGTAAGCAGCAGCAGCGCTCTTGATCGTCATGCTGGCAGGGCTGCCGTCACTCAGCGGGATCGGGTTGCTACCATCGTCGGCGCTAATGTCTACAGTGTGTTGCTTAGCGCTAGGCCCATCAAGCAGCGGGATCAGCTCGCTCAGTGCAAACTCGCGCTCGGTCAGGGTACGCCCGTCCGCCAACGTGACAGTCGCGCCGCCGTCTTGCTCAGTGTGTGGGGCCATCAAGACAGCACCGGGGATTTCGCCCAGCGTGTCCTTTACCAGCTCAGCATAGGCCGCCATGAACTCAGGGTTGCCAAGCAGCTCAACAGCGCGTGGGTCTTCAGCAAAGAACGGCTCAGTGTGGAAAGTACCGGGCTTCCCGCGTCCGTTCTCGCTGCGCGTTGCTAGCCCATCGTCACCGTAGATGCCGTAGTCGTCGTAGCCGTACTCGGCCATGAGCTGCTTCATGCCTTGGACGTAGCCACGAGCCGCTTGCAGCTCTTCGCCGGTCGCGTCGTCAGGCACCACAACCATCGCGTAGAAGCCGCCTTGGATGTCGGGTGCGCTGTTGAAGTCCAGCGACACGCGGCGCTCACCGTCTTTCATCGCGCCGTACTCTTCGCGATCCCCAGCGAACACTTTGAACTGCCCGCTGTTGTTGCGAATGAGGCGGCCCGTCTTGGTAGCGTTGATGCCTTCCTCGACCAGCTTGCCAACGGGCAGCTCGTCAAGCTCGCTCACACCGTCAACCAGCATGGCACGGGCGAACTGCTCGCGGTTGTCAACAAGGCTAGCGTCAGCGCTAAGGCCCTGCGCGTCGAGCATCTGCATGCGGCGCTGGTACAGACTAAGGACAGCCTCGCTTGCACCGGGCGTAGCCTCTACGGCGCCGGTTGTGTTGAGACCAAAGAACACCCGCACTGCATCCTCGACTGTACCGTTGGCTACGCCGTGGTGCTGTAGGTAAAAGCCCATGTAGCGAATGCTGTCTTCGACCGTCTTGAACTGCGGCTGAGCGCCAAGCGCACCTTCGCCAAAGATGTTGCGCAGCTTAGTGCGGGTCTCTGGGTCCATGTCAGCCATGCCGCCAAGGCCGCTAGCATTCTGGTCAGGCAGGCTATCGACAACCGTGCGGCTCGACACGCTTGCGTCTGTAACTGTCAGGTTTGCACCCGTGACTGCTGCGACTTGCTCAAGTGCTTGACCGTACTGCTCAACAAAGCTTGTCGCCGCCGCACCAGTAGCTTGCACGCTACCGCTGAACGGGTCAGGGCTGACAGGCGAGTTACCGGGGCGCGACGACAGAAGGCCCAGAAAGCTGTTGTCAACGGGGCCAGAAAAGTCTGCATCAAGCGCTAACCCAATTGCCTCTTGCGCGTTGGCAGCGTTTACGCGCGCCTGTTGTACCGCAAGGTCCTGCTCAGCTTTCCAAAGGTTAAACTGGTTCTGCTCTTGTTGCAGCGACAGGCGGTCTCGCTGGTTCTGTAGGTCGTACTGCCGCTGCATGTCGCGGAGCTGCTGCTGCTGAGCGCTTAGCGCTGCATTGCTTAGGCCCTGCGCTGCACTTGCCACCCCGCCGACACTGCTAGCCAGACCGCTGAGCGCACTGCGCTGACGGGCCAAGGCGTTTGCAAGCTGGCCCAGCGCGCGGCTTTCGGTGTCATCGAGCAACGGGCGGAAGTACCGATTGCTCAGGTTAGCAACCGGGCTAGCGCCGGGGTTTACGGGGCGAATAAACTCAACCATGTCAGAAATTTCCCGGTGCGGTCAGAAGAGGGTTGGCTGCTGTGTTGTAGATGTTGGCAATGCGGATGGGCTGCATCTGTGTCTGTATCTGCTGCATCGAGCCAAGGTAGCTACGGGACTGCGCGAAGCTCTGCTGCTGTAGCATCTGGCCTTGCTGCATTGAGAACCGCTGGCTCTGCATGCTGTTGATTGAGCTAAAGGCATTTACAAAGCCGGTGATGCCACCGATAGCAGTCTGCTGCGCCTGCAACATTGTCTGCTGAGCGCCTATCATCGCTGCCTTACGGTTGACCTCGATGGCCTTGAGCGCGGTCGGGCTGATCTTACCCGGCGCAACCGAAGCAATCCGGCTCTCTGCCTCGAACTGCTGTTGCTTCTTAAGGTCTTGGCCGTACTCAAAGGTCTTGTCACGCTTGTACGCCAGCCGGTTGAGGTTGCGTGCTTCTTCGGCCTTGATGGCTTGGCGTGCGTCTTGTGCGCTCACGCCCCGGCGACCCAGCGTAGCGTTAGTAGCGCCCATAGACGCCATGACTTGCCGCGCTTGCAGTGCCTGATCAAAGGCAGCCCGCTGGATTTCCTTGACGTTCTCGATGGTCTGCTTGTCGATCTGGTCTTGCTGTAGATCGTAGGCCTCAAGCGCAAGCTGCTTGTTCAGCTCGTACCGCTCTTGCTGCTCGCGGTACTGCTCGTAAACCATCTCGCGCTCAACGACAGCCTGCTCATTAGCGAGGGCCATCTGTTGCCGTGCGATGTTTGCTTGCTGCCCAGCGGCGGCAAGGTTCATGACCGGGCCGATAAAGCTAGCTATCGCGGTGCACATGGCGCAACCTTTCTTGTCTCAGGTAAAAGCGCTGGAACGGAAAGCCGTGCAGCATCATGGGGTTGTCCCACTCGGCACCCATCCACGTAAGCCAGCGGATGTGCAGTGTGTTCTGACAGTCAACGAGGTTAGTGAACGTGTGGCACCCGCTACGCTTGAACATTTCGCTGAGCACTTCGCCACTGCGACGCAGGAACGGAACCGGGTGCTTGTAGACCCAGTTTGTCGTGATCATCCAAGCAGCGCCTTCACCGCCGCCCAGCGGCCCCGCAACACCTGCCAGCGCTACCGGCTTGTCCTTTCGAGTACGGGCGCTGAGCAGAATTTTTGACAGGCTGGACGACAGCTCAACGGCTTCGGCAGGCGTGGCATGGGGGAACGCCCGCGACGCTTCACGTCTGTCAGCCTTACGCATCTTTCTCGCTAGCGTATCAATGTCCTCAACGCGCGCCGTGCCTATGGTCAGCATACTCGTCACGCTTGCATACTCTTTGGGCTAATGAAGCCTTGCCACTCTAGGGTTGTGAGTGTGCTAGGGAATGGGCCGTTGTTCGTAAACTTGATCTCTACGCTGTCATTCTTCGCAAAGATCGGGAACCGGAACGAGCCGGTCGCAAAGTTCTGTTGGCCAAGCAGAATGTCGCTGTCGCCACTTTGCAGCGCACCGAACACGTAGTTCTTTGCCGACCGTCCTTTCGGCGTGATCTCAGCCGTGAAGCCAGCCGTATCGTCGTAAGTGATCGTCGCGTACCTTAACTGCAAGCGAGCCTCACTGCGCCCAGTGTCAGCACCTTGCGGCTTGTAGAACAGCGGGCTTTGCACGTAGGTCATCGTGTAGTCTACGCCGCATGTAAAGTTAGGCGTTACAGCGGTCGTGATGTTGTTCAGCACGCGGTCAGTGTCGGTAGCAAACACGCCGTCTAGGCGACCAAGCACAATAAAGCGCGTGTTGTTCATGGTGCTGTCGATCAGAGCAGCAAGCGCAGAGTGTGCGGAAGACGTTGCGGCACTGTTAGGGTCAACCGTAGCTGCCCCAATAAACGCAAGCTGTGCTGCCTCGAACTGCGCAACCGTGACGCTCGTAGCCAGCTTTAGGTTTGTGGCTGCGAGGCGTGGCAGCGTGATACCAAAAGCATCTGTGTCAGTCAGCAAGACAGAGAAGGTTGTCTCGTCTGTGCGGTAGGGTAGCTCAATCGCTGACCAGTCAAGGCCCGCACTGATCGGAGTGCCGCCGCTGGGTATCGGGAACTCGGCGGCATTGGGGTCGTATGCGTTGCCGCCACGTGGCGTGCGCCCACCGATAACTTCAATGCACTTGCTGCGCGGAACGTACAAGTCGAGCAGCAACGGAAAGTCTGTCGAGCTAGCTTGCGTAATCTCTTCAAGCTCGACGCGCAGCATGTAGGCACGAGTGCTGGTCGTGCCGAATGACGTACCAAGGCTCGCAGCTTCCTCAAGCGTCTTGATGTAGTCCTTGCTTGTTACCTCAACAGCCAAATGCAGATGGTCTTCAATGACCTCCATGCCAACGATCTTTGAGTTGCTGTTGAGCGTCCACTTAGACCACGCGCTCTGCAAGCGCTGCCTGTCATTTTCATAGAACTTATAGACGTAAATGACGTTGGGTTCGCTGTGGCTCAGCGCAAACAGCATCTGTTTCTTTTGGCTAGCCGTCAGTTTGTGCACACCGCTCGGGATGTACTTCGGCACTTGGGCTGTCGTCTCGTCAGCCTCGATGATCTGCGTGTCAATCTCGCTACCAATTTCCATAACGGAGCTGAACGAGATGTTGTCTTGCGTAAAAAAGACTTTAGTACCGACAGCAATAGGCTTCGAGAGCTTACTTGCCTCAATCGAAGCAGCTTGCTGCAACAGCGCAGTCGCTGGTGTCAAAGCATTAGGAGCCACCAGCCGGAACTGCGCACGGTCAGACATCAGCAGCAGCGTGTTTGCGAAGGGAACAGCGCTTTGCAGTACGTCAACGCGCCCCGTAGACATCGAAATGTCAATGCGGTCAGTGTCCAGTAGCTGCGTTACGCTAGTCCTAAAGAACTGCGCGGTGTCCCCAAAGTCAGTGGCAGCACTGAGGATCATGTTTTCGTCGCTCAGGAACCCTAAGCGCCCGCCGTGCACGAACACATCGTTGAGCCGGTTGCCCACAAAAGACGGGGTAGCATTCGTGTCTTCATCGCCCACCACGCGCGGGCCGTACTTGTGCTGCGAAACGACAAACTGCGGGTTGCCGGAACTGTCAAACGAGCGCTGCACTTTGATAGGCAGGGTGCTTTCGTCCAGCACAAACGGTACGTCATAGGTCTCGATGTACCGCTGATCCGCCCCTGTGTCGTCATCGTAGACAATTACGTAGTACGCACCGTCACCGATGGCTGTCCCGCCTACCTCATAGATTGAGCCGCCGTTAATAGTCGCGCTCGTGTCATTTAAGGCAGGCAAGTCTTGGAACGTGTCAACCTGATTGCTAGTGCTACCCTGCTGCACGGTTGTAAACGTAAGGCCGTTTGCGTCAACCGGCGCGACACTCGACGGAACGAACACGTCAGTCACGTACCCGGCTGCGCTTGCGGAGCTAGCGTCGTCGCCTACAAAGTGACTTAGAACCCACACAATGTCGTTGAGCAGAGCAAGTTGAGCGCTTGTCGTGGGCATAAACGCAGACGCAAACAGGTATTGGTTGAAGCTGCTGGTGCTGCCACCGGGCCACGTCGCCGTTACACCGCTGTCTCGTGCGTTTGTCTGCGTGACAGCCGTGTCCACGCTGTCAAAATCAATGTCAGCAGTGTTGTCAGCGTCAACTCCCGACCAAGGCCGTACTGCGTCTGTGCTGTAGAGCTTCGCAGTAGAATGATCGTTGACACGCAACGCCCGGTACGTCGATCCAGCGTCGTCGCTAATTTCAATACGCCCATTGTTGATGCGTAAATCATGCGAGATAGTGCGCCCGAACAGCGTAGTCTTGTTTCCATTTGGCCCGTAAGTCTGGTTTTGCAAAGTCGCAAATGAAAAGCGCACCGGGCTACTGCTCGTTGACACATAGTCCACTAACAAGTCCGCGCCTTTGCGAGTTGCTACGTGCCGAGACGTAAGCAAACTAGCGACGCTGTACGTTTCCCAGCTTTCAGTAGTCACTAAACCAAGTCCGCGCATAATGTTTTCTTGAAGCGACCGGTCTCGGTGTTCTAGCTTGCCAGTTTCAACGATGATGTATGTGTTGCCCGCGCTCGCAGAATTGTTGTTTGACTGCATCTTTGCGTAAAAGTTGCTGTTGGTAGCAAAATTACTACTGTTGTCGTGGTGCACATGCAGGCCGTTGTTTGCGTCGTCGCTGGCACTGACCACCGCGTAACGTGTCGTGTTCGCTGGGTAATCTGGGTTGCTGTACTCAAATTCAGACTGCGTGATTGCTGTATCACTTCGATAACGTACATTGGTGCCGTCATTCAGACCGTCGCCGCCACGGTTATTGTCGTAGGCCAGTTGCGGAAACGCCGCGAAATGGTGCGGCAGGAAGTCTGCGTCTACAGAGCCGCTCACCGTTACGTTGCGGTTCAGAATAAACGTGGTGTCTGCGACAGTGGCAAAGCGCAAACTGCCCGTGAAGTCTGTCATTGTGCCACCGCTACCGTCACCGGTCAGGTACGCCGACACGTCTGTCTGTTGGATGACCTCGATAGCGGAACCCGTGTCAGCATCAAAGGCGCGCAGCCCGTCCGCATCAATTACGAGAACGTAGTGCTCAGTCTCGTCCCGGTTGATAAAATGACAGGCAGCCTTGTCACTGAAAGTCGGCGCAGTAGTGCTGCCAAACTCTGTCATTTCGCCAAGCCATTCGGTCGCCTGCCGTTTCTGCATGCCGACAACCGGGCTGAGAAAAGCATTCTCGATACTGGTTGCCGTGTTGCTGAACCTCAGGTTCTCGGCCTGCTGCGATACGCCGCCGACAAGGTTCGATACGGTTTCACTGATCAGCGGCATTAGCGGATAAGCCCCGCGCGGTTGACAATACGCTGCGTGGTCAGGTTGTCAGCGAGGTAGTTGTAGCCAGACACGTTGGTCTCTTCGTTCACCAGTGCCGTGTAAGCCGTGAACTCGTCAGCGCGGTCAGACTGCGCAATACTCTCGCTAGAAATGGTGCGCTCTTGGAAGATGCGCGCAGCACGCAACGAGATGAACCGCCGTGCTGTCTCAGGAATTTCGTCAAACGGCAGCCCAAGGGTCTGATCGACAGTGATGTCATGATCAAAGTTGTAGCTGTGGGTCAGCCGGTTGTAGAGGTACGTACCACGCTGGACGATAGGCAGGTGCTGGTCAGGACCGCTAGGCTTTACACGCAGCACGTTGGGCGCAAGCACTACCCGGCCACTCAGGTTACGGGTCAGCTTGATCTGGATGTCTGTATTCCAGTGCCACGACTGGCTTTGCAGCTCACGAGTGACAGCACGCACGATCTCAAGCGCCATGCTGGCATCAACAACCGTCTCGTCCTCAAGGCTCTGAACCGGTGTTTCGCCGATGTTTGTCAGGCACGTGTTGACTGCCTGTAGCTCAGTTGTAGCGGTAACGGGATTGCCCATGTGGCTGACCTCCTAAGTGCAAAAGGCGAGGGGTAGCCCGTAGGCCACCCCTCGTTTCAATTAGGCGTCAGTGGGGGTGTTACCCGTGATGCCAATCATACACTCAGGGCGAAGCACGCCATGACCTACGGCCATCTTGGACACCATGAGCGTACCAAGTCGGCGAGGGTCATAGGAACTCTCAGTTGAAAGCCCTGCAAGCTGTACAGTCCCAAGCGCTTCTGGGTGCATTACCAGAGCAAGGAAGCTGGACATGTCTGCGCTGTACTGAGACCGGAAGTCAGGGAAGCGGTCCACAGAGTTGATCTGCGGGCTGGACCCGTGGTTGACCGCCATGTTGGTCGTCTTGACAATCTGCATGCCCGCAACGCGCAGGACCGAAGCGTTGGCGTAGTCGCCGTTGTTGGTCACAAAGTCACGGTTCAGGATTTTGTCGTTCTGTACGAGGCCGTAGTAAATTTGCGGCGTCACGTAAACAAAGCGATCAGTCTCAGGGACGAACTTCTCATCGAGCTTCTGTGCACAGAGGTACAGAGCGTCGATCAGCTCGGCCATGTCGTTAGTGGTTTCAGTTGGGCTGTCAGTATCAACGACGCCGGTTACAGCAGTGTTGATGTCGATCTTCTCTGCTACGCCTTGGTCTGCCAGCGAGCCAGTGGGGTTCAGAATTTCTGCACCCGCTGCTGCGAACAGATTGCGGTCATAGGTCAGTGCAAGCGACTTACCCATCTGGTTAGTGAACTCACCACGGACATCGTAATGGTTTTTTAATTCATCAATGTCAGCGACAAAAGTGTGCGATACCAGCATGTCGTCGATGGTAATCACACGCTCGTCTTGCTTAATCGACCGGCCCGTCAGCTCCGTACCGGCTGCGTGGTACTCGGCCACGGTCTTACCGATTGCAGGGAACTGTGCAGACTTACCCGACTGGATGGTACGCACGCGGGTGCGCTCACGCAGAACAGTGTTTGCATCGAAAGCTGCTTGGGTCTCACCGCTCCACAGCTTGAGGAACAGCTCGTTGTTGGTATCCCACTGGGACTGGTTGGTAGGTGGTTGCGTATAGGTAGAACCCGACCCGATACCGAGGCGGGAAACAGTAGCGTTAGCCATCGTTTGGCCCTTTCATTAACTACGAGGTTTCTTTCGCTTCGGTTGTCCCGGTCATCGGGGCCGATACTTAGCGGCAGTAGGCCTGTCTCGCTAAGTTGTTTTCCAGTACCTGCGTCTGTGTCTTCATCGTATCGTCTGGTGATACATAGATGGGCAGCCAGATTGTGCAGGTTTGGTCTTTAATCTCCGCGATACCATCCTCTTTCGCGCAGCTCGCGACGGATAGCATCATCATCGTCAAAGCGATTGACTTCATTGCGCGCTTCGGCGGCATCACGGGTGATGTTCTCATGTGTCTGTTTGCGGGAGCTAAGGAGATAACCGACGACAGCAGCGCCTGCGGCGAAGGCTAGGAGCCAGTTTCGTACTGTCTGCAACATGTCACCGCTTGCCTTTGCGCCAGTCATCCCACCGCAAGTAGACTAAATAAATGAATACTAACGCTAGCGCAACAAAAAATGCCCAAGTGTACTCTTTGGCAAAGCTAGCGATCTCTTTTGCAGGCTCTACAGCGGGCGCTACAGCAGCTACACCGCTCACGATTGCGGCTGCCCCGGCAGTTTTGACCGTCCTGCTGTCGGTCAGGTTTGCCCGCACTTCTTTATATGGTGTCATGAAGAGCTGACGCTCTAGCATCCGGCGCTTGATCAGGCCTGCAAACTTTTTGCCACCTGCGTAAACCCACCGGTCAAACTCTTTCGCTGCTGCCTTGGCGTTACCGCCATTGAGCAATGACAGCAGGGTGCTAGTGCGCAACGCTTCTCGCCCACAGTTGTAGGTGAAGCTGACAAGTGCATCAAACTGGTTGGGGTTCAGCGGAACTGTCACGAGGTCCCGCACAGCCTGTTCATACTTGCTAATTGTGTTCAAAAACATGGCGACAACTTGCTCGTGCGTGTACACGTCGCCTTCCTGTAGCTCAGGAATGTCATAGGTCGTCGTGCCATAGCCGACAGTCAAGACAGGTTTGCTGGCGAGCTTGTCCCAGTACACAGTACGGTAGCGTAACGGTGTCTTACTTGCGCCATCGGGATACGGGGTGGTGCCGTCGCTGAGCTTCAGTGAGACACTTGCCTCAAAGTAAGCAATCAGCGCTACCCCTCGCTCGCTCAGCCTCATTGCATCAACGCCACTTTGCGCTCAACGTCCTGTCGGAACGCTGGGTCTTTGCGGTAGCGTGGGTCTTGCATTGCGGCGACCATCTCAGCAGTAGACCTAAAGCCTTGGGGCTGTGCAGCACCGCGACCGCTGATCGTCTGGCTCGGCTCACGAGCGCCAGTTGCAGCTTGGAAGTCACTGCGTATCTGGTTCATGGCCATGCGCACAGTCGTCTGGTCGTTGCTGTTCAGCATGTCGTTGAGCTTGTCGATCATAGTGTCTTCGTAGACACCGGACCCTGCCCATTCCTGCATCTGGGACACGGCTTGATCACCACCGAACTCACTGACAATTGCTTGGCGAGCTGCCTCTCCCTCCCGCACACGCATGTCTCTGATCTGCTCGACAAGCGCTCTAGGGATGCCGACCTTCTCGAACTTGGCAATCGTGTCATCGCTGATCTCTCCACCTGTCTCCATGAACTCGCGCTCAGCATCAGTCACAAGGTTGTCAACCTCAGGCGTAGTCTGCTGAGACACTTGAGACAGCTTGCGCTCTAGCTCACTGTAGGATTTCGCTAGGTCTTCGGGCGTCTTGAACTTCTCGGGCAGCCAGCCCGGGCGCTCTGGCTCAGGTGGCTGCTCTTCTGCAACTTGCTCGTTGCCTTCAAGAGCCGCTAGCTGATCCTCAAGGGACGGCTGGGGTTGTTCTTGGTCGGGCATTGGTAAGTTAAGTTGTTCAGTTGACATTCGCACTTTCCATGTACTGCTCGTTAGCGGCGCTAACGGCTTGTGGGGCAGCAGCCTTGGCAATCTCAGCCGCTTGCTGCTGCTGAATAGCTTGTTGTCTTTGCATCTCTTCCTGTTCGCGCTGCTCGCCAGACTTCACGAGACCGTTCATGTCGATACCGATTGCAGCACCAGTCCGCTTCACGAACTCGTCCATGTTGAGGTAGCCCTCGACAACCTGTGGCCCTAGTTGAGCTATGAACTGGAAGAAATTTTGCAGGTTCTGTAGGTCGTTGGCGCGACCCAGCGCAGCAGTGCCGGTCACAATGCTCGGAGCCACGATACCGTCCTGCAAGGGTTCAAGCCGGTTTTGCCTCTGCATGCGCTCCATCAGGCGACGAACAAAGACAAGTTGGAAGCTGTTGCTGAGCATGCTGAACACGCCGCCAAGCCCGACTTCAAGCGCGTTGATAGCCTCGCGGACCTCGTAGGCTGTCGTGCGCTCGCTGCGTCTGGCCACAGTGTCGAACAGCATGAAGGCGTGGCCTAGTCGCTGCTCGATAGCTTGCGCAGTCGCGCTCGCCACCGCCATGTCAGCCTGCTTGTTGAGCTGCACAGCGCT